GGCCCCACTACAAGCCTCGGTCGCCATTGCATCCGATGCCGCATGCATCGAACGCAACACCTATACTGCCGCGATTCGGTTTGGGCGCAAGCCAATAGAAACAAAAAATGTGGAAAATGGCCGGTTGACTTTGGCCAAATGTCAGCTTTTCCGGCTGAGCAACGTGTCAAGCGGTTCTCAGATTGCGCAGTGAAATAAACTTTGTCCGTTTGCGCAGTGATTGGGGTATTCATGGAGATGTGCTGGGGAAGTGCGCATCCCGGCGGCGGTGCGCGGTTCGGTTCGGTACATCCTCTCCTGACCTTCAGCGGGCGGCGGGCTTCGGCTCTGCCGCCCGCTGGCGTTTTGGGGCAAGGTACAACGGGTGGTGCATGGGCAGGCTGAAGGCGATGCCGAGCAGGTTGAAGGCCTCGCCGCCCAGGCTCAAGCCGCTGCCTAAGGTGGCGCTGAGCTTCTATCAGTCGCCCGAGTGGCGGCAGCTGGTGCGCGACATCAAGCGGGTGCGCGGTGCGTTCTGCATCGTCTGCGGCTCTGACAAGCGGATCATCGGCGATCATATCGTCGAGATCAGGGACGGTGGCGAGAAGCTGGACCCGATGAACGTGCAGCTGCTGTGCCATGCGTGTCACCAGCGCAAGACGGCTCGAGAACGGGCCAAGCGGGCTGTCGGGCACGCCGGATGACCGGGGGGTGGTTGAAAGTCTGCAGGATCGCGGCCGCGCGCACCGCCGTTCCTCTCATTTGGAGATTTTTTTCTTGTGACTGGAATTTCGGACGACACGCCGGGCCTGTTTGGCTGGGTGCCAGCGCCACCGCGTGGGCAAGGGCGTCCGGCCTTCCAATGGTGCCGAGAAAAATCCAATAAAATCATGGTCTTGTTCGCTAGCGGATATCGCGAAACCGATGTCGCCAAAGTGATCGGCTGCGATGCCAAGACGCTGCGAAAGGTTTTTTCCGCCGAGTGTCGGGAGCGTGAGCGGGCCGCCCTGGTGGTGCGATCGGGCATGATGGCGCGCCTGGTCGACGAGGTCGAGAAGGGTAACGTCGCCGCGTGCAAGCGGCTCGACCAGATGATCGATGCCGAGCGCGCCCGGGCGACCGATGCGCGCCTGCGCCCGAGCGAACCGAAAGCCGCCAAGAAGGCCGCGCCCAAGGGCAAGAAGGAAGAGCAGCAGGATGCGGCGCAGGGTGTGGGTGGGCTGTTCGGCACGCGGAAGCCGCCGCCATCCGCGCTGATCAACTGAGGCCATGCGGCCCAGCTGGTCGACTGCCTGCCTTGACTGGCGGGAACGCATTGTTGCGGGCGACAGCCTGGTGCCATGCGCACCACTGTTCCCCGAAAAGGCCGAAGAGGCTCTGGCGGTGTTCTGCGCGCTGCAGGTCACCGACCTGCCGCAGAAGGATGACGGCAGCTTCCCGACGCTGGGCGAGATCTGCGATAGCCGCATTCTCGACCTGGTCGCGGCGATCTTCGGATCGCAGGACCCGGAGACGGGCCAGCGGCTAATCCGCGAATTCATGCTGTTGATCAGCAAGAAGAACGGGAAGTCGACGATCGCGGCGGGCATCATGCTGACCGCGCTGATCCTGAACTGGCGGCATCATGCCGAGCTGCTGATCCTGGCGCCCACGCTGGAGGTAGCCAAGAACAGCTTCGACCCGGCGATGGGCATGGTCAATGCCGACCCGGAGCTGAAGACGCTGCTGCATGTGGTCGAGCACCAGCGGCTGATCCGGCACCGGGTCACCAAGGCCGAGCTGAAGGTGGTGGCGGCAGATGCCGACACAGCATCGGGCAAGAAGGCCGGCATGGTGCTGGTCGAGGAATTGTGGCTGTTCGGCAAGAAGCCCAAGGCGGCGAGCATGTTGCGCGAAGCCACGGGGGGCACCTCGACCAGGCCGGAAGCGTTCGTGCTGTACATTTCGACGCATAGCGACGAGCCGCCGGCGGGGGTGTTCAAGACGAAGCTCGCCTATTTCCGCGATGTGCGGGACGGCGAGATTGATGACCCGAGCAGTCTGGGCGTGCTGTACGAGTGGCCGGAAGACCTGCTCGAGGCCGAGGCGTATCTAGACCCGGCGATGTTCCATGTCACCAACCCGTCGCTCGGGCGGGCGGTGTCGGCGGAATGGCTGGCGGCAGAGCTGCGCAAGACGCAGACCGGGGATGCTGACGAAGACTTGCAGGTCTTTCTGGCCAAGCATCTGAACGTCGAGATCGGGCTGAGGCTGCGGCGCGACCGGTGGCGCGGGGCGGACTATTGGGAAGCGGCGGGCGACCGATCGCTGACGCTGGAAAGCCTGCTGGCGCGGTGCGAGGTCGCGGTGATCGGCATCGACGGCGGCGGGCTGGATGACCTTTACGGGCTGTGCGTGGCGGGCCGCGAGCGCGATACCGCGCGCTGGCTGTACTGGTTCCGCGCCTGGGCGTGGCCCGATGTGCTCGAGCGGCGCAAGGATATCGCCGGGCTGCTGAAGGATTTCGAAGCGCAGGGAAGCCTGACGATCTGCCGCGAGGCCGAGCTGGGCGACGATGCGGACGTGGACTTCCTGCCGCAGGACATTGCCGAGATCGTGGCCATCGTGGCGCAGGTGAAGGAAAGCGGGCTGCTGCCCGAGCGGGGTGCGATCGGCCTCGACCCACAGGGCGTGGCCGACCTGATTGATGCGCTGGCGGCGGCAGACGTTGCCGACGATCAGATGGCCCCGATCGGCCAGGGCTTCCGGCTGATGTCGGCGATCGTCGGCCTGGCGCGGAAGCTGAAGTTCAACCAGGTGGTGCATGACGGGTCGCCGATGATGGCGTGGTGCGTCAGCAACACCAAGGAAGAGAAGGGGCGGCAGTCGGTGATGATCACCAAGAACGCCTCTGCGAGCGCAAAGATCGACCCGTTCATGGCGGGGTTGAACGCGACGAAGCTGTTGGAGCTGAATCCGGTGGCGGGTGGGTCGAAGCGGTCGGTTTATGAAGACCGTGATCTGGTTATTGTGTGAGGTTGTATGGCAGGCGCATTGATGACTGCGGCGGACTATTACAGCCCGTCGCGGGGCACCAGCCTGCCCTCGCCCGCCGGGGCCGGGTTCATTCGGCCCAGCGCCGGGCCTGCCGTGCCCGAGAATGTGATGGATGGTCGCAACTGGGGCGAAGCGATCTGGATGGCGCTGGGCGGTTCTTCGAGCGCCGGTTCGGCCGAAGCGGCAGCGCGGGTTTCGGCGGTGTATTTCTGCACGTCGATCATCGCGATCGCAGTCGGCAGCCTGCCGCGTGAATTTCGCGATGCGGACCAGAAGCCAGTGCTGGATTTCGCGCTTGCCGAGCTGCTCGACGAGCGCCCGAACATGCTGCAAACCGGCGACGAGTTCTGGTCCTGCATGCTGTTTCGCGCGGCGCTGGCGGGGCAGGCGTTTGCCGAGCCGGTCAATTCGCCGATCGGCCCGGAGATCTGGCCGCTGGAGCCGCGGCGCATCACGATGGATTGGGATGAACGCTGGTTCACCCTGACCTATTCGCATGACAACAAGATCCTGCGGTATCTTTCGCCGCTCGACGTGTTCTGGATCAGCGGCCTGGCCGATGCCTGTGCCAAGCCGATGACTCCCTGGAAGATGGCCAAGGGGTCAATCGACTTTGCATTGTCGCTCGAGCAGCAGGGCCGCACGTTCTTTCAGAACGGCACGCGGCTGAGCGGCATCCTGAGCACCGACCACAAGCTGTCGGATGAGGCCATCGCAAAGCTGAAGGCCGGGGTGGCCGCCTGGAAGAATGGTGGCACGCCAGTGCTGGAGGACGGGCTGAAGTACGAGAGCGTCGTTTCGAACAATTCGGATTCGCAGCTTCAGGAGCTGATCAAGCAGCGCACGCTCGAATTGGCGCGCTACTGGCATATCCCGCGGTCGATGATCGGCGAGGATGGCGGCGGTGCGAGCACGCACGAGCAGGAAGCGCTGGCGTTCGTCAAATACACGGTGCGGCCCTGGGCGCGTCGCCTGGAGCAGGCAGTGCAGCAGCGGCTGCTGACGGCCGATCAGCGGCGCCAGGTGAAGATGCATTTCAACCTGGACGGCATGCTGCGCGGCGACAGCGCGACCCAGTGGCGCAATGCCGTGCTGGCGCGCACAGCGTCGGTCCTGTCGGTCAATGATTTGCGGACCGGATGGTTCAACCAGCCCCGGATCGATGAGCCTTGGGCAGATGACGCGCGCGAACCGCTGAATAGCAACCGCGCTGCCGATACGGCATCCGGCGGCATGACCGCGCCACAGGACCGGTCGGACGCGCGGCGAATGCTGATGGAAGATATCATGGACCCGGAGGCTTGAATGCACGAGATGATTGGCCCGCGCACGCTCTGGGCGATGGAGACCAGCGCGCTGGCGCAGCTGCTGGCGCAGCACAGCCTGGATGCGGTGGTGCCGCAGGGCTTGCGCGCGCTGGCCGCGCTGGCCAGCGGTAGCGCGGCAGCCCCGCCGAAACAGCCTGACCCGATCAAGGAAGGGTCGACTTTCATCATGGCGATCAACGGGCCGCTGTCGCCGATGGGCAGTTGGTCCGGCACTTCGACCAACTGGATCGCGCGCACGGTGCGGGAAGCGGCGGCAGACCCAAAGATCGGCGCGATCATCATGAAGATCTACAGCCCTGGCGGGCTGG